GTCAACACTTCCGGCACCGCCGTTTCAGGCTTGATCGACATGACCGTAGTGGGGTACTGACATGGCTGGCTTAAGGATTTCTCAACTGCCAGCAGCAACTGCGCTTGCCAGTGCAGACCTATTTCCCTTCTCTAGCGTTGCCGGTAGCGAGACAAGGCGCATCACGGCTACAACCATGGCAGTCGCACTAGGGCTGCTAGGTACGAGCGTTGGCCCAACGGCTCCTGCCGCACCAGGCAACGGTCAGTTATGGGTGGACACTAGCAGCAATCCTCCGCTGCTTAAGGTGTGGAACGGTGCCACATTTACCACTGTTTCCACGCAACCAACGGTTTCAGCATTTACCAACCCCGGCGCCACGGCTCCATCGTCTCCAGTACTGGGACAGCTTTGGCAGGACACCAGCCAGACGCCTGATGAACTGAAGATGTGGGATAGTGCCAACTGGGTGAGGGTGGATCCTCTTGGCATTACGCAAGCTGCAGGTGATGCTCGCTACCTGCAAATCAGTGCTGCTGCTAGTGCCTATCTTGCTTTAAGTGGTGGGACACTTACGGGCAACTTGACCTTAGTGGGAACGCCTAGTACCACCAACATGGCCGCCACTAAGGGCTATGTGGACACGCAGATTGCTGCTGTTCCTGCTGCCAGCGACATGACGCCTGCTGGCACGGTCATCTACACGGCACGATCCACAGCCCCTACTGGCTATCTAAAGGCCAATGGTGCAGCGGTAAGCCGCTCAACTTATGCCACATTGTTTGCTGCCATTGGCACTGTTTATGGCGCAGGCGATGGCTCAACCACGTTTAACCTTCCTGAACTGCGTGGCGAATTTGTCCGTGGCTTGGACGATGGCCGTGGCATTGATACCAGTCGGGCATTAGGTAGTGCGCAGGCGCAGTCTTATCAAAGCCATAATCATGGTGTTACGGATCCAGGCCACAGCCATAGTCAAAACTTTGACTATATAATTCGTGGCGATGCTGGTGGCAGTGAAACGCCTGGTGGCGGTGGTCGAGGCACTTATCAAAACCAAGCCATTAATGCAAACACAACGGGCATTACCGTAGACAACAGCGGCTCCACCGAAACCCGTCCCCGCAACGTGGCCCTCCTTGCTTGCATCAAAACGTAAGCATTAGCTAACCTATCACCATTGCTTCTTCCCCATGGCCAACGTTAAAATCACTGACCTGACGGCCTACACTGATCCGCTCAATACGGACGTGCTGGCAATTGTTGACGTGACAAATAACGTCACCAAGAAAGTCAGCATTGCCAACATGGCAAAGAATGTGAGCCTGGGTACGGCAGCATTGCCTGGTGTTGCTTTTGATGGCGACCCCAACACCGGCATCTACAGCCCTGGCGCAGACCAAGTAGCCATCAGCACTAATGGGACTGGGAGATTGTTTGTTGATGCGAGTGGGAATGTTGGGATTGCAACAAGCAATCCAACTTCTATTCTTCAAGGTACGATTTCCTCAAGCAGTACCGGATTGGCAATTAGCACTTCTCTTCCGACGATTGCTTTAGATGATTCAAGTGGAACTACAGGAACATCTTTTTGGGGGCAGTTTGATGCAACTACTTACTTTTATAACAAAGCAAACGGTCCGCTACTCTTTGGTACTAACAACACCGAACGCCTGCGCATCACCTCCGCAGGACTTGTAGGCATAGGGACTAGTTCGCCTGTAAGCAAAATCAATAGTGTCATTTCACAGGCGGATAATGCAGTCGCTAGCGACACAACGCTGGCCAATAGCTTCTTGCACCTTGGCGGCGGAGAGTATGGGCTTAATAGGTATTTCCTGACCACCTATGGTTATTCCACTGGAAGAACAAATTCCGGCGCGTTTATTGGCGCCATTGGGGCATCGGCTAGTGGCTTTGGGAAATACGATTTAGTCTTTGGCACAAGAGATGTAACGACAGATACAGCGCCTGATACGCGCATGATTATTAAAACTGACGGGAAAGTAGGGATTGGCACTACGAGCCCTACCGGGAATCTTCACGTTGTTGGCGTATCTGGGACCTCAATTATTAGAGCTGTTGGCGCAGATGGTGAAGGCAACGCTGATGTCGAAATCTTCTCAACAGGAAGTACGGGAAATAGTAGACTTTATTTTTCTGATACAGCCGCTCAGTCCGGTTCGATTATTTATAGCCACAATACTAACTCCCTTGTGTTTGGGACAGCAGGCAGCGAAAAAGCCCGCATCGACTCCAGCGGCAGGCTCTTAGTTGGTACGCCTGATGCGCGTACGAACATTGACTACGCTCTTGGTACTACTGGGTCGCAACTACAAATAGAGCAAGCAAATGCAGCAACAAACTTTTCTATTGTTCAAAACTTTGATAGTGCAACTATTGGAGCCCCCGCGACATTTACGCTAGCCCGATCTGGGGCTACTTCTCTTGGCAGCACCACAATCGTTGCTAACAACAATCGGGTTGGTGAGATTAACTTCTCTGGTTCTGACGGAACAGACTTCACCGTGGCTGCTTGCATACGCGGCGAGGTAGACGGCACCCCTGGCGCTAACGACATGCCAGGCCGCCTAGTGTTCTCCACTACCGCAGACGGGGCGGCTAGTCCTACGGAGCGGATGAGGATTACGCAGGATGGAAGATTTGCGTTTGGTGGGCAGGGCGCACCTTATTCTGCCGCAACTTGCGATACATACAATAATTTAACGGGCAATTTTACACATGTTTTCAGGCAGGACCACGTAAGTGGCTATGGCTTGGGAGTTGGAGTTGACGGTACTTATCTGGCTTATTTTTATTCCGATAAAGATTTATCAGGAGCGCCTGTAGGTAGTATTTCGCAAAATGGATCTGCCACTGCCTACAACACCTCTTCCGACTACCGTCTCAAAGAAAACATTTCCCTACTCCCCAACGCGATTGTTCGCTTGTTGGAACTTAAACCAAGCCGCTTTAATTTCATTTCACATCCAGATAGGACAGTTGATGGTTTTATTGCTCACGAGGTGCAGGCGATTGTTCCTGAAGCGATCAATGGCGAAAAGGACGAAGTGGACGATGACGGCAACCCCGTATACCAAGGCATCGACCAATCGAAGCTGGTGCCCCTGCTGACGGCTGCGTTGCAGGAAGCGATCGCCAAGATTGAATCCCTTGAAGCCCGCCTAACTGCGGCTGGCATTGCGTAGTCGCCCCAAGCCCGTAAGTCAACGCCACTACCATGCCTTACCCTTCCCACTGCTGCTCCAAATGTGGCGAGCAAATTGGCTGGTTAGGAAGACTGTTGAATACGGTCATCCCTAACTGGCATAAATGCCCTTCGTCATTCTTCTGCTAAACTAACAATGCTTTCATCTTTGATCATGACAACTGTTTTTTCTTGGGCTATCGCCAATCTTGAGCATGAGACTGCCGATGGTTTTGTGTACACCGCCCACTACTCGATCAGCGCCAAAAACGCTGCTTATTCTGCTTCGGCTTATGGCAGCATTGGTTTTGAACGTCCTGACTCCCTTGTTCCGTATTCCGACATCACTGAGGAAATGGTGGTGGAATGGGTGAAAGATGCTCTCACCGAAGAAAAAGTGGAGCAAGTGTTTAAAGCCCTCCAAAGCCAACTGGACGAACAAGCCGCACCAACCAAGGCTGCTGGCGTTCCTTGGAGCAATGCTGTAAGCTGATAGCGTTCTTCTTCAAACACAATGGCAGTCAAGAGCAAGGGCGGCAGTGGAGCGCTTAAGCGCGAGCATCAAGCCGGTCCCCCGAAACTTACGAAGCAAGGCGATGGAAAACATTCCAAGCCAAGCCACGGTCGGAAACTTTCAAGGGGCCAAGGTCGAGGCTGATTGACAAGCGCATGATCAAGGGCTAGCCTACGGGCTGGCCTTTTTCTTTGCCATGGCTTCCGTCAATTCCTTCTCCTTTTCTCATCGTTTTAGCTGTGACGAAGTGTTGAGAGATTGTTGTTCATATCAACAAATTGATCACACTTACAGCGGAGAAAGTCCTGAAGCGCTATGTCGCGCCTTCTATCAATTCATGATGGCTTGCGGCTTTGCTCCTCAGAATGTAAGCGAGGCAATGCTCTCCATTGGAACCGAGTATGATGAAGCATATTCACCAAGATTAGAACGAGGAAGCAATGGGGCAAATAGTAGCGCAAGGGGAACAGTTTGAAACTCACGTTATTGCCGATAAATATGGCAATATTGTTGATTATGGTATTGACAGTGGAGAAGTAGATGCCTTTGGCAGAAAGCGTGTGAGTAGTCCTTACACGCTTTTTGATAGCACCATGCGTTATGACAAACGCGCTGATCAATGGTATGAAATTACGGCAGGAGGAGCAACTACCAACTTCCTGACCAATGCAAGTTCTTTAGAACTTAAGACCACTACTGCCTCTGGCGACACTGTTCTTCGTCGCACAAAACAGAACTTCCCATACCAGGCTGGCAAAAGCTTAATGATTTTACAAAGTTTTGTCGGCGCTCCATTGTCAAGTGGTTTAGTTCAGGAAGTTGGTTTCTTCAATGACCAAAACGGTGTAATGGTGAGGGCAAGTGGCACCACTCTTCAATTTGTCATTAGAAGCTTTGCCACTGGCTCTGTAGTGGAAAACGTAGTAAATCAATCGGAATGGAATATCAATACTTTGCCATCGCTTGATTTTTCAAAAGCACAAATTTTCACTACTGACCTTGAATGGCTTGGCGTGGGACGAGTGAGGTGTGGTTTTATTATTGATGGTGAAATTAAATATTGCCATGAATTTAAGCATGCAAACAACATCAATTCTGTTTATATGCAAACGGCTATTTTGCCATTGTCCTACAGAATGACCAATAGCACTGCTCAAGCCAGTGGACGCACCCTTCAGCAGATTTGTTGCAGCGTATTAAGTGAAGGAGGCTATGAGCCCGATGGAGCAACGTATTCCATTAGCCAATCAGTGTCGTCCATTCCTAATGTATCGGGGGAACGTCTTGCTGCTGGCATACGCATGGCAAGTGGTCGCACTGGTAATGTAATTCTTCCGACAAAAATTGACGTGGCATGTGCCACTAATGACGTGGTTATTTGGAGGTTGCGTCTTAATCCAACGGTTTCTGGCGTGACGTGGGCTGCGGCTAATAATGGACGAGGCAATGTGGAGGCTACAGTGAGTGCCACTTCCATCAGTGGAGGCACTGTTGTCAATACTGGCTTGGTTTCACAAGGGCAGTCTGTCAATCTTTCCATTGATACTGCCATCCGTCTTGCGCTTGGCGTTAATGCTTCAGGGCAAAGTGATACATTGATGCTCACTGTTGACAGTGACAGTGCAGCCAGGGTAATTGGTCAAATTGGCTGGGTGGAAGTGGTTTAATTGTTGTCGATAGAGAAGGAGGAGGCGATGCGCATTTCTCCTCCTAGTGCCTTGATTGCATCACTGGCATCAGGAGGAGCATCGTGCAGGATTATCACTGATGGCACAGCAGCTTTAATGGGCTCGACTGTGGCTTTTGGAAACAATGCTTTTGCTTTTGCTACCAGCAAATCTTCTTCATCTTTTTTCTCTTTTTGTTCCCATTGCTCCACTAATGCAACTGCCTGCTTGTCTACGCTTTCCATTGTTTTGCTGACTTTCCATTGCTCCCAATCCGGCTTGCACCATGCAAGCAGACGGATGATCAATGGATGGAAGGCAAGGGCTGGTTTGCACTGGACAAGCCATTTCGCAAGTTCGTAGAGCAAAGCATTGATTAATGCAGCCCTTGTCATTTGCTGATCAGTACTCCCCAGCCAGAGTTGGCTCCTTCCACTTGCCAGCGAGGCAGCCAATACTGCTTGCTGTAGTGGATGTATTTACCACCTTGAGCGCTCTTGTAACTTCCATTAACAATGTCAGCCATGCCATAGGGATCATTGTGGATGACGGACGTTGCGTCAGTGCCCACTACAACGCTCCAGTGGCCGCCTCCAGAGGGTGCCTTGTAGCTGCCATGGTGCAGCCATCCCGTAAGCACTGGACGGCCCTGACTGGTCTCTTTGTCGAGATCAGCAATGCCTAAATTTTGCCTGAATTCAGCATGAAGTCCAAGGTGATGAAGCGCTTTAAGTTGAGCGGAAGCCTCAGTGCTATCACCAAAACGGGCGCGAATAAAATTGTATTCATCATCACTGCCAATTTTTCCATAGAATTTAGCAACCATAGCAGCGCTACTGCTGAAACATTCGCGGAAACCAGCCCCGCTTTTGTTGTCTCGCTGCCATTCATAGGGCACATCAAGGACAAGGTTTTTATTAGTTGTTTGCTTTCCCGCCTGACTCCAAATTTTATACCATTCCTGGTCTCTTGACATTAGATCGGGATAGGCCGCCATAAGCTTCTCTTCAAGCATTTGCACTGCTGCATCTTGATACGGCAGGCCATGCTTGTAGTATTTGAACAAATCAGACAGGCGAACAGGACCGGTCATGATTACTTGCTGGTCTTGAAGATGGCCTTAAGAATAGTAAGAACAAGCTCAACAGTGCTGTTGGGCTTAATGGGAAGAGCTGCGATGATGGTTTCAATGGCACCAACAACGATACCACCGATAAGCATGAGTTCAGCAGGAGTCATGACCAAAAAGCATTTGCCATTATTTTAACGCTTTATTTCCAAACTTCTCACCCGTCCTTCGAGACCTTTCATGCTTTCCGTGAGACTGCTTAATTTTTCCGTGATACTTTCAATTTGCACTGATACTTTCATTTGTTGATTACTCACTGCAATCAACATGCCTCCGCTAGCGAGGAGCATTGTTGCAGTCAATGTGGCCGCAAAAGCAGCAAAACTCTCTTGCCAGGCCTTCATGATCTTAAGAAGTTCTTTCTCCTATTCTACACCGCCATCGTGCCAGCTTTTGGTGGCTAAACTATGGGCAGACAGTTTGGTGCTGCTATGGGAATGATGAATGGGCCGAACGAGCTTCTTCATTCACTCTCAGAACTGCGTCCTGGTGAGGCCAAACGTCGATTTCGTAAAAGCATCTTTGAAGACTTTGCTAGTAAAGGGCCTTTTGGTCATTGCGCTTGCGCTTATTGCGGGCAATGGAACGATAAGCTAACAATTGATCATATTGTGCCAAAGAGCAAGGGAGGGCCACATTTTGCGAAATGGAACTCTATTCCTTCATGCCTGATTTGTAATGCAAGCAAGGGTAGTTTGCCAGTGTTTGAATGGTGGAGGCCTACGGAATTTTGGTCAAAGGAAAGGGAAGAAGTGTTGCTGGCATGGGTGTATGCCAATAGCTTTGTGAGCGCACACACTGATTTATCTAATTGGGAAGCATGGTGTGAAGCAACGCAGCGTACTTTGCCCATTCATGAAGACAATAAAAAAGGGGCTCGATTGCCCCTTCTGACCATGTATGCTGCTTAGTCCAAACGAAATCCTTCAAGCGTAACGGGAGGCCCTTGACGAACATGAGGCAATGGAGAGAAACCATCAGGGCAACCACTGGCCATATAAGCATCAGGATCAGTTGACGGAACGGATAGGAATTCCCTAAGCTCTTCGTACGAAGAAAAGCGTTGCTCTTCTTCTAAAATGCTAATCAATCGTTCCAAGTACCATTGGCACTTCTTCAAATCCTCTAGGCCATTTTTTTGTTCGTAGCGGAACAGATACTTTTGGCAGTTGCCTTTTAGGAAGCCCTTGAAGGCGTCCTCGCTCATAAAAGCTTTGATGGCGTCAATGCTTTCAATGCCACCTTGTTTGTAGTGGTTGGGGTTGATAGGGTCGTTCATGATCAAAGGGAAAAGCGAGTGTCTTTGGAAGCAGTGAAAACTTCAGGAGCAA